CTAAAGCTAATGCTGTTAAATCAATTTGCACTTGACATAGTTTATTAATAACAGCTTGTACAATAGCATGCGTTCCTGAAGATGCTGTAACACCTGTTAAACAATTTACATTATAATCTGCTTCTATTATAGCAACATCTGCTACAATATCATCTACTTGTTCCTGAAGATCACAAGCAGCTTGCACAAGAGCTTTTGACACATCTACAATAGAAAGATCTTTACATGTAGGTAGATATTGTTTTACAAGATCACATATTATTACAGGTGCAAGATCAATCTTCACTCCTGTACCATCTAATGTAGATGTAAGGAATGTAATCAATGCTTGTTCTACATAAGACAAAGAATCTCCTGTTTGAATTCCTAGGACAGGAACATCTATTCCTGTATATTTAACACATCTGTCAGAGACAATCTCTGTACATCCGTTATAACAATTTGAGCAAATGGACATATTATTTATTTTAAAAGATTTAAGCTATTGTTGTTGTTGTTGTTGTTGTAGTAGAACTACTTGTACTTGTAGAAGTGCTGCTAGAACTTGTAGTGGTAGTGGTTGGTACTAAAGTGGTACTAGTACTGGTTGTAGTACTAGTATTTGGTACAATAGTTATATCACAAGGTTCCTCTATACAAGGTGATGGTTCATTACATCTACTTACACATCCTGCAGTAAGTCTTATCACTCTACTAGCAATCATTTGAACAGAATACTTTGATACATAATTAGGATTGTAATATTTGTACATAAGAATTCTTCTATATCCAATTAATTGAAGTATATCACTAGAAGGCACAGATTTATTCAACATATATGAAATATTGTTGTACAAATTATTGCCAAGTTCTGCCAACTTGCAATCAATTTTTTTAAGTAAAGAAGGAATGTCCGAACATTCAGGACAGTTGGTTAGTCTTGGTGATAACATAATCAAGTTTTATTTATTTTTGAACTTTAGATGCGCAATGTGCACATAACCCATTGGTTAGTTGACATCCACATCCCACTTTAGCTCCACATGAAGTACATTGTGCCATAATTAATAAAAGTTTATTACGTAGTTATTACCAGAACAACCACAGTTGGATTTTAAAAAGCTATTTAACATATTATCTGCTTGAGCATATAATGTGTTGGATTCATATTCTGCGCAGTTATTAGCTGCTGCAATTGCTCCTTGAATAAAGAAGTTGATTGTATTTAGTTGTACACTAGATTGAGTTTTAAGAGCTCTATCACACTCCATCATATTTAATTGTAAAAACGCATTGTCAAACTTTTCTTGAAGTTTGTCAACACGTAATATTGTTTTCTCCACATAGTTTGCATATGCAGGAGCTACAGAATATCTCAATCTATACACTCCATCAGGAAGTGGTTGATTACAACCAGGTTCTGTTATTCCTAAATTAGACGATGTAAATACATTGATTTCATTAGGAACAAATGGTAATATTTTGGTTCCGAATCCTGGAATATCAATCTCAATAGATGGTGCTGACACCACTGGAGGATTGGTAGGATATACAGAAGCATCTGCAACACCAAGTGTAAGTACACTATAAGTAGGGACTACTAATATATCTAATTTTAAGTTTGCCATATTTGTTTTTAAATAAATATGCCAGAGGAATATGAGTGATATCCTCTTTCCCCTGGCATAGGTTATTTTAATAATTTATTACCTCTTCTTTATTCTTAAGGAATAAGAGTTGAAGTGGTAGTTGTAGTTGGTGCAGGTTCTCCAGTTGTAGTAGTTGTAGTTGTGATACAGTCGTTATCAAACTCTACTTCACCTAAAGCAGCTTCTAAGATATCTTGGAAATCACCAGATAAATTACCACCACCTTGAGGAACAGCAAGAATCACTGTAGAATCTTCATGAATATAATCACCCCATACATATGCAGATCTATCATATTCGTTGAATTTGATATAATATGTATCATAAGTTTCTCCATTAGATACATAAGACTCAAAGTTCTCGTTGTAACCAGCCATTCTGTATAAGTGTTTCAAGTAACCTGCTTGGTAGCTGTAGAAGTTTTTCTCTAATTGAATAATTTCTTCAGAAGTACCAGTAGCATAGCTAGAACGTTGAGTGATTACAGGAGTAGCAACAATGTTACAATTATCAGCAACAATAAAGTCAGCAGTAGTAGCTGGACCAGAGTACACAAATGTTCTAAACCACATTCTGTCATATTCAAATGGGAACGCCATAACATCACAAGGTTGACCATATTTAGTTAATGGTTTTCCAGAGATACGTAAAATTGTTCCACCTACATTTTCAAATGTATAGAAAGTGTTAAAACTAATGTTGTCAGGGTTAATACCTGGAGCTTGTGCTGTTAATTTTGCAATGAATTGATCAATTAAAGCAGAAGTGTCAACAGTGTCACAAGGATCACCACCACAATCACAACAAGGTGCTTGTACAGTTACTGAACGAGTGAAACCATTGAAGTACAATGTATCAATGTAAGAAGAGTGTGCTCTTAAAGTTAATGTCACAACATCTCCACATTTTACATCCCAACCATCAACATCAGTTATCTGAGTTGCAGGCGTAGAACATCCTCTAACTGCATACCATTCAGTTACGTTACTTTTACAAGAAGATCCATTAGGACATCCAGAAATTTTATCTGAACGTTTAGATCCTTGAAGATAAGTGTTTTGTCTTCCTTGAGCGATGTAAAAATAAGGAGCAGCAGCAATGTTTAATGCTGTAGCTGCGGTATAATCGTTTTTGAAAATACCAACTTGACCAGCTGTCAAGTCTTGTGTCGAACCAGAGCTAGGGATCGATGATTGCCCCACTGGCACCACGAATACCGTGGTTAATGAAAAATCAGCCATTTTATTTATTTATTAAGTTAAAAATTTATTCGTTTGTTTGTATTCTGAATTGAGCACTCTGAGCTGCAGATGCATTTTCAGTATACATTGCTAGATTTTGTACTGTTAAGTCTAACAATTCATCCTCTAAATATAATTCAAGTTCACAATCTTGATCAACTGATGGATTTCCATCTAACATTATATATCCTGCTTTGTTTATATATTTAGGATATCTCATGTACATTATGTAAACTTTTGTTGGAGTGAATGTACCATCTGTAAAGTAACTTATCTCATCTGATGACAAAGAATTGAATGTTTCTTGATATTCAAAACTTGGTTTGTAATGATCATTGTTTAATATAAACTGAAGATCACCATGTTTTGCAAGATCTCGATTAATCCAAATCTTTCTATCCTTACATCTTCCTTTATCTGCCAATAGATATGAATCTACATAGAACATATATTTTGGCTCAAGTTCATGTACATATGTACACCATTGATTTAATTCAGAATTCTTTAATGTAAGATCTAAAGGCTGGTGATTATAATTCATTATAAGACTTTGTAGGTCTTCATAACGTTTTTTAAATGAATCCATCCCTAATCCACTAGGTACACTAAGACCATCAATTTTTTGTTTTATCAACTTAATCTGAGCCTCATTCAAAGCTAAGATCTTGTCTTCTAACTGAATCTGTTGGTGCTCATTAGTTGATAGTTTATTTAGTTTCTGATCGATCTTATATAATAAACTATCTACTGGTATCATATTCTTTTATATTTATAAAACTAGCTCCTTATATAGAAGCTAGTTTTTTAGTTTTTAATTTGCCTTCTAATATTAATAACTCATCTTGGTTATCATCATCAGCAAGGAATTTAATTAAATCTTCTTCATCTGTAGCCACCTCAAACTCACCTTCATAAACCTTACCATTTGGTTTCACTCTATAAATAGAATGTGTGATAGCTTGTTTTACTAAATCTTTAATATGGAGTAAACTTTCTTTCATTTCAGCAAATCTATTAAAAACTTCAATTGGATTCAATCCTGAATACTTACCATTCTTGAATTCTGTTTGTTTCAATATATTATCTACTAAGTTGTACACCACTTCTTCTTTTGTATCTTCTGTAACTGGAAGTCCTAAAAGTCTTGCAACTTTTTTCTTCTTATCAGGAGTCATAGAATCAAACCTAACAATTGCTTTGTTAATCAATTGTTTTTTCTTGAAGATCACTGCATTCTCTATCTCATCATCTACTACATAAAACTGTGTATCTGCTGGATATTCTCCTCTTTCCCACGCTTGGTAAGAAGATGCAATAGTTGGATGTACTCTCAACCATGAAAAGGCTATTTCTTGGAAAGCATTTGATAAATCAAAATAGTTATCACCATCCATTAATTTAACTGCTTGTACGTGAGTTTGATCATCTGGAGATAATGATAATCCATAGTTCCAGAATTTAGAACGTGGTCCAAGATCAATATCACCAATTTCATTCTCAAGTTTTGCTTTAAGAGCTGTTACTCTTTCAATCTCAAGTTGTCTTTCAGTATCATCTTTAATACGTTTGATGTAAGCAGCGTCTGGATCAAGTCCTGTTCTA